GGCTTTGGACGTAGAACAGAAATTTGAATTTCATCCATCAGTGCCTGTTCATCGGCGTCCAATTTCATCACATTCGTGGTTCCTCGGTCGAGTACGATTTCTTCGTCCATCTACTCTCTATATGGAAACTAAAAAAATACCTTTAACGCACTTTAAAAAAATCTATACCTATAGTAAATGTTCAACCTTAACAAGACCAACCGTAACGCTCTCATGTCGATCGGTGTGCTCATGTTCATTATTTTCATCCTTACCCTGACCCGGGATGTCAGTATGTACCAGCCCAAGCCCATCAAGATCAAGACGGTCAGTCAGAAGTCCATCTTCGATCTCGAGAATAAGATCGATTGCACCCCTGGTCGTAAGGATGGGAGTGCGTACACCAAGAGCCTCACCCCCGGTGGTCTGTGTGGTGCCCAGAAGCTCGTGTCCGACATGGCGTCGTATGAGATTGAGGATGGAATCGGTGGATCTTTAATCTAAGCTAATAGAAATGGCTCTCATCACTTCCCCGACTGAGAGTATTCCCGATCTCAACTATGAGTACCACACTGTGACTATCGACACTATAGGACAAGACAGTGCCAACACATTCACATGTTTTCTCCAACAGCCACTGAAAAACGTTGTTCAGGCGAGACTTCTCGCCGCTCGAATCAATTCCAATGTTTCGACAGAACATTGTTACGTGTCCATCAGCGAACTCGATACCATCTTCAGTGATAGAGCTTCGAATGTCTATGAAGGTCAGTCTTCGATGAGTATGCTGAGAAATTCGTTCGCGAGTTTGGTGGGAGAGGGAACCTCGACTATCACTTTCAAAGATAACTACCCAGTAGTCACACAATACATCGATCCCATTCGTCGTGTCGATCGTTTCACTGTGACCATTAGGGATCAAGATGGAAACACCATCAAGAACCCCGATGCAAGTGCTGATAATTTTCTCATTCTTCGTTTCGTGTGTAGAAAACCTAATTTGTAATTTTCTCCCCTTAAAGTAGTATTACCATGTCTGCCGGTGTCGTTCAATTGATTGCGATAGGTGCCCAGGATGAATATATCGTGGGTAACCCCGAAATTTCGTTTTTCAGTTCAACATTCAAAAGACATGCTAATTTTTCACAATCCATCGAAAAGCAAACAATCCATGGAGCGGTGAAAAACAATTCAATGTCCAGTGTTCAATTCGAACGTTCTGGAGATCTTCTTAGTTATGTGTATTTTACACTCGATGATACCACCCAGGCCCTAGATATTCAGCGATGGGACACTATCATTGACCACGTTGAACTCTATATCGGTGGTTCTCTCGTAGATACCCAAGATGCGATTTTCACGGAAAAGATTGCCATCGATACATTCGCCCAAAATGTATCCAAGAGCTCCAATGGTACACATCCAGGTGTGAGCGCTCGTTCTTATTTTTACCCCCTACGTTTCTTCTTCTGCGAGGGACCCCAGTGCGCTCTCCCCCTCGTGGCTCTCAACTATCACAACGTCGAGATTCGTATTCACTGGGCTACAGAGGCTTCAAACTATAACGTAGAGTGCTTTGCGAACTATTTTTACTTGGACAACGAAGAAAGGGGTAATATCGCCACTCGTAAACACGACCTTCTCATCACCCAGGTTCAAAAGAATATCGCAAGTGGAACTCTCGTACAGGATCTCACTTTCAATCACCCGGTCAAGTATCTTGCCTCTTCTGATACTACCACTGATGGTGCCCTCACATCTCCCACAAACAAAGTTAAATTGAATATCAATGGTCTCGACGTGAGCAACTACAGATGGGGAAAACCACACTTCATAGATGTTACCAATTACTATCACACAAACTTTGTGACATCCCCCGATTTCTTTCTGTACTGCTTCTGTCTATCGACAAGCTCTCTCCAACCTACAGGGACTCTCAACTTCAGTCGCCTCACATCAGCCAAAATCATGAGTGAGACTATGCCTATCAATGACCCAATATATGCAGTCAACTATAACATTCTCCGTATCGAAAATGGCATGGCTGGTCTCCTCTACGCAAATTAAAATGCCTCATTATATTAAATGGTCAAGAACATACCGACGATCGAACGTTCGACCAAAATTAGGTTTGGTAAAAACTGTACCGAAGACCAGGGTGAAAATACGATCGTCTTCAATGCCAGTAATGTCCAGATTGACACGACACAACCTGGTGCGGTGTACATGACACCCATCAGAAAAGAAACAAGGGGTGGTTATCCAAACTACAAGATGTTGATTTACAACACGGTAACGAAAGAGATTGCTGATTCCGACGTCATCGCCGACGACATTCTCCTATTCGATCTAGAATCTGCCGTTATCAATGGTAATGTCACATCGAATACAGTTTCATTCAATGGCCCGGGAACATCTGTGACCACCCTCTCCAACGTGGGTGTTGCGAATGGTGCACCCATACACACTCTCGATGTGGGTACAAAGTTTTACGTGGATGAAGAAGGTGCGAATGTCCTCACCGTCTTGGGAGACACCTACATACAAGATGATGTTGTCATCGGTGGAAACCTTGATGTAAAGGGGACACTCACATCCATTAACACCGAAAATACAGTCATCAAAGATGCCATCATCGAGATGGGGAAGGGGAACGTCTCTTCCGATATGGGTATCATCATGGACCGACCCGGAACAAATGTTACCATGGGGTATCGTGAAGGTGTCGACGAATTTGTCATCGCACACACCACGAGCAGTGCGACGAGTTCTACCATCACACCATCCTCAGAACTCATTGATGCTCGTGTCCATGGTCGTCTGCACGTGAACTCCAATCTCACAGTCGACACAGATACACTCCACGTAGATGCCATTAGGGATCGTGTCGGTATTAACACTCTAACCCCTCAAACGGACCTTGATGTTGTGGGGAGTGCACATGTACACTCCGATTTTAATGTTGACACAGACACCCTATTTGTTGACGCCTCAACGGATAGAGTCGGTATCAATACACTGACCCCCTCTACAGACTTTCACGTCGAAGGTAGTGCCTACGTTTCTGGGAATGTCACCGTAGACACCGACACATTCCATGTGGACACGGTGAATGACCGAGTTGGTGTCAACACATCGACCCCAACCACAGATTTTCACGTCGAAGGTAGTGCCTACGTTTCTGGGAATGTCGATGTCCAAACAAATCTGAATGTTCTCACAGATGCCGTGATCACTGGAAACACCGACATACAATCAGAACTCAATGTCACCGGAAATACCTTCATCTCCTCGAACGCTGTCGTCACTGGGAACACAGATGTACAATCGGAACTCAATGTCACTGGGAACGCCTTCATCTCATCGAACCTGAACGCTCAGTCAGAACTCAACGTCACTGGGAATGCATTTATGTCCTCAAACGTTGTGGTCACTGGAAATGTAGATGTTCAAGAAAATTTGAACGTTCTCACAGATGCCGTGATCACTGGAAACACAGATGTACAATCGGAACTCAATGTCACTGGGAACGCCTTCATCTCCTCAAACCTGAACGCTCAGTCAGAACTCAACGTCACTGGGAATGCCTTTATGTCCTCAAACGTTGTGGTCACTGGAAATGTAGATGTTCAAGAAAATTTGAACGTTCTCACAGATGCTGTGATCACTGGAAACATCGACATACAATCAGAACTCAATGTCACTGGGAACGCCTTCATCTCCTCGAACGCTGTCGTCACTGGAAACACTGATGTACAATCAGAGCTCAATGTCACTGGGAACGCCTTTGTTTCCTCAAACCTGAACGCGCAGTCAGAACTCAATGTCACTGGGAACGCCTTCGTCTCCTCGAACCTGAACGCTCAGTCAGAACTCAATGTCACTGGGAATGCCTTTATGTCCTCAAACGTCGTAGTCACCGGAAACACTGATGTACAATCCGAGCTCAATGTCACTGGGAACACATTTGTATCCTCAAACCTGAACGCTCAGTCAGAACTCAATGTCACTGGGAATGCTTTTGTTTCCTCGAATGTTGTCGTCACTGGGAACACTGATGTACAATCAGAGCTCAACGTCACCGGGAACGCCTTCATCTCCTCGAACGTCGTAGTCACCGGAAACACAGATGTACAATCGGAACTCAATGTCACTGGTAATGCCTTCATCTCTTCGAACCTGAACGCCCAGTCGGAACTCAATGTCACTGGTAATGCCTTCATCTCTTCGAACGTGGTAGTCACCGGAAACGTGGATGTTCAGACAAATCTCAATGTCACCGGTAATGCGTACGCGACAGAGTACTATGGCGACGGTGGACTTCTCTCCAATGTCAATCTCCAAGTTGTTTCTGATCACGGAAATACAACCTCAAACACCATCCAATTTACAAATCCCACCACAGCCTTCACCACCGACCTCACTTCGAATGTCGAAGTCAAGTTGGACCAATTGGCAAACGTCGTCATCAATACGACAGATGTCTACGAGTCTCTTCGAGCCGACCACACACTCGTATATGACGGCGAAAACTGGTACAATGATTACCCAAAACACACATATGTGAAAATTTATAACGATTCAGGTGGACCACTCCCACAGGGTTCCGTCGTGTACATCAAAGGTACACATAACGCGAATCTTCTCGACGTTGACCTAGCCAAAGCAGATAGTTCAACTACGATGCCAGCGTTTGGTATTGTAGCCGAAACAATCGCTTATCAAGCTGAAGGTGTTGCTGTTACATATGGTAAAGCGCTGACTACATCGGTCACTTCTTTCATAGAAGGTGAAACTGTATATGTGAGTGCTACTACAGCAGGTGGTCTCTCAAATGTCAAACCTTACAATACCGCCCTCATCCAAAACGTTGGTGTCGTGACAAAAAGTGGGGGTGGACAGGGAGCTATTTTCGTGACCGGTATCGGCCGTGCGAACGATATTCCTAACGCTCCCATCGTCCTCGATGAGACAGATATCAACTATGTGTACGTCAACGACCAAAACAATGACCTCAAAAAGATTGAACCCTCCAATTTGTTGACTCAACTTCAAACCCTCCAACAAGTGACTGATACCTCCAATACGACGTCGAACATCGTCCGCTTTACGAATGCCACCACAGGTCTCGTGACAACTTCGAACATTGAAGTGGGTGATCGCATCTCCATCGGAAACTTGTCAGTGGATAAAATCCCCATCGTGGGTACCGGGAACTTTCTCGAAAATTCAGCCATCGGTCGCTCCAATGGAACCATCGTCATCTCTTCAGATCTCGAGGTTCTCGGAAACATCGTAGTAGATGGTAATTCGTATATAGTCGAGTCGAATTCCCTGGTCATCAATGACCGCATCATAGGTATCGCCAATAACAACGTGTCTCACGAACTCGATGTCGGTATCATCATGCAACACCCCGGCAAGAACATTGCTCTCATCCACCATGGTGAAACCCAAGGTGATTCTGATCCTCACGACCACACGTTCACGATCGGATACACACAAAATACGGTAACAGACAATCACGTCTTCGACGATTCCAACCTGATCACCGTCGAAATTTTGGGGAACCTCATCACACAAAACAACTTGACCGTCTCTGAAAACATCACAGTCGTTGGGACGACTTTGTTACAAGATAGTGTCGGTATCGCAAACACTGCACCTGTGCACGACCTCGACGTGGGTTCCAACCTCTATGTGGATGACCAGGGGTCCAACGTCCTCCATGTCACTGGTAACGTCTATGCCACCCGTTTTGTGGGTGATGGTGCTTTTTTGGAGAATATCGCTTCGAACCTTCACGAGATTACCACCAATGGAAATGTCACCACAAACACCTTGCAGTTTGATGGTTCCACCGCCCTTGTGACCACGGGAAAGGTTGGTGTCTCCAACACTGCACCTGTGCACGACCTCGATGTGGGTTCCAACCTCTATGTGGATGACACGGGGTCCAACGTCCTTTATGTCACCGGTAACGTCTATGCCACCCGCTTCATCGGTGATGGTGCCTTCTTGGAAAATATCGCATCGAACCTCCATGAGATTACAACCAATGGAAATGTCACCACAAACACCATACAGTTTGATGGTTCCACCGCCCTTGTGACCACGGGAAAGGTTGGTGTCTCCAACACTGCACCTATGCACGACCTAGACGTGGGTTCCAACCTCTATGTGGATGACCAGGGGTCCAATGTACTCCACGTCACTGGCAACGTCTACGCCACCCGTTTTGTGGGTGATGGCGCCTTCTTGGAAAATATCGCTTCGAACCTCCATGAGATTACCACCAACGGTAATGTCACCACAAACACCATACAGTTTGATGGTTCCACCGCCCTTGTGACCACGGGAAAGGTTGGTGTCGCCAACACTGCACCCATACACGACCTTGATGTTGGTTCCAACCTCTATGTGGATGACCAGGGGTCCAACGTAGTGCATGTCACTGGCAACGTCTACGCCACCCGTTTTGTGGGTGATGGAGCCTTTTTGGAGAATATCGCTTCGAACCTCCACGAGATTACCACCAACGGTAAT